CACACAACCCACCGTTGGCTGCTCTCCTCGCCCATGTGCTATACTGATCCCACAAGCAAACGAGGAAGGAGCTACCGATGAGTCGACTACCAGTGTTCGAAGACACCACATGGAACTGCACTCGCCACCACGGCAACCTGCAGTACTTCACCACCTTCACATGGGGTGGCCGTGATTACCGCATTGTTTTGACGCTTGACACTAAGAGGTTCCATGTCGATCTGTACCTGGGCACTGTGCGTCATATGACGGCGACCTACATGTTCGATATTCGAGTCGCCGACCTCCAGCGCTTCGCGTTTGATAGTGTGGTACACTATCTCTCGCAAGCAACGCCCCTTGTGGACGCCCTCCAAGAACCGCGGCCCTTTTGGCAGCACTGAACAGAAAGGCAACTCCAATGAGTGCTGAGATCACCGTTACCGGCAACCTGACCCGTGACCCCGAGCCTGCTAAGACCAAGACTGGCGAATTGATTGTCCGCCTTGGCATTGCAGCCACTCGCCGTCAGTTCGACAAGAAGACGAATGAGTGGACCGACGATGGCGCCCCTCTTTACATTAACGCTTCTTTCTTCGGCGATTCCTATGAGTACATCATGGGTCTTGTCGGAAAGGGCGATCAGGTCACCATTTCCGGGACCCTCGTTCTCCGTGAGTGGGAATCCAAGAAGGGGGCTGGTCAGTCCCTCGAGATTCGTTTCCCGAAGTTCCTCGGATACATGAAGAAGGGAGACCGCGCTCCGCAGAGTAACCGCCGCTACCGTCGTTGACCACTCCCCCACGCCCGGGGCCGGTGCTCTGCCGGCCCCGGGCCTTATTTAGAGAGGCTATGAAATGGCGAGACTTGAGAAGCCTACGGACCTTGCAGGATGGCGCGATTATGCCCGCCGGCTGGAGGGTCGTGCTTCTCGTAAGATCACCCAGATTGAGCGTGGGGTCTACGCTCCTTCTGCCCTGAAGCCCATCCACTCTCATATTAACCCCGAGACGGCCCCTAGCATCGCCCGCACGGCCCTAGATCCCCGCAAGGGTACCCCAGCACTGGCCCGCATGACTAAGGCCCAGGTTGAGGCTCACGCGCATCGCCTGGAGGAGTTCATGGCCCCGAACGTCTCCTACTTCTCCTCAGCTTCCGGTAAGCCGATCTCCGCGAAGGCGATGCTCAGGTATCAGTACTCCATTAATAGGAGTAATGAGAAGGTGCAGCGTTACGTAGACTCCGTTCAGGGGACAATCATTCCCTGGCGGGGTGACGCCCAGTTCGGGAATGTTTTCAACGCTGAGCGCCCGCACGAGAGGTACGGCCCTACTTCGTATGACATGAAGAAGCATAACCCCCTCTCCCCCAAGGCCTTCATGAGTGAGGAGTCCGTGAAGAAAGCTACCGCTAAGAACATGGAGAAACTTACTACTCGTCATGATGAGCTGAACATGAAGGGGATTAGGGACAATATTCGTAAGCTTATTGATGGTTCAGGCGACCCTGATATGTACGCCGTCCTCGATCTTCCCGATGATGTTCTGAAGCTTATGTGGACCGTTGACTCCACTTTCGCTGAAGCACTTCGTTTCCGCTATAAGGCAAATCAAGATTTCGAGGAAGAGGGGGATATCAAACACGAATTCGACGTTCAATCCGCTGCCCCAGACGACAAACTTTCAGGAAGGGACTTGTACAACTATGGCACGCAAATCGAGATCAACTCGGACGAACCGACCGAAGCCAACCGTAGTAGCAGACTTCGAGACCGCGCAAGAAGAGCCAGCAGACGGAAGTCTTCCCGATAAGACGTGGGTCTGGCTATGGGCTACTGCCGGTGTGTTCGATTCGGAACTGGACCTGGTCGGTTCTTCGATCGATTCGTTCATGGAGTACGCCCTCGAGTCTGCGAAGCTCATCTACTTTCACAACCTCAGGTTCGACGGCAATTTCATCCTCTACTGGCTCCTCACTCACGGGTTCCGCCACTATGAGGGTGAGAACCATTCCCCTGACAGGGGTTCGTTCTCCACTGTTATCTCATCCGAGGGACAATTCTACAAGATCACTGTTGTAACTCTTGACGGTATTATCACAGATTTCCAGGACTCTCTGAAGAAGATTCCTCTCTCCGTCGCCGCCATGGCTAAAGCATACGGTCTTGAGATGGAGAAGGGAACGATGGATTACAAGGAGGTGCGTTATCCTGGTCACGTTCCTGAGCCTGAGGAGGTGCGTTATGTCCGCAGTGATGTGCGGATTGTCGCCGAGGTTCTCCGTCACCAGTATGAGGAGGGTCTTGATTCGATGACTTCGTCAGCTGACGCCCTGAAGCTGTTCAAGGCGTCTATCGGCGGTGAGGATGAGTTCCGGAAGATGTTCCCCGAGCTCTCCGCTGACGAGGATGCTGCGGCGCGTGCCGCCTATCGCGGCGGGTTCACGTACGCTGACACGCGTACGGCCGGGAAGATCGTCGGGGAGGGTATCGTCCTTGACGTGAATTCTCTCTATCCTTCTGTCATGCACGACCGTTCTCTCCCCTGCGGGTCCCCTCATAAGGTGGATTGGATCCCTGAGGATGATGGCGCTCTGTACATCGCCACCTTCAATTTCACGGCGAAGTTGAAGCCCCGCGGTATCCCCTGCATTCAGTTGCGTCGATCATACTGGGCGTGTCCGAATGAGTATCAGAAGGAGATCCCAGAACCGACTGAGATGCGTCTGACGAGCGTTGACTGGAAGTTGATCAATGACATGTACGACGTTGATCTCCTTTCCATTCATGATGTGACCGTGTTCGATAGGTGCGAGCATGTATTCGACAATTACATCGACGGATGGATGGTCGTGAAGGAGAACAGCACCGGCGGAAAGCGTCAGATCGCGAAGTTGATGCTCAACTCCCTTTACGGGAAGTTCGCGTCTCGTGTCATCCATGACAAGAAGGTTCCTTACTTGGAGGATGACCGTGTGAAGTACGAGTTCGTGGCAGACGAGAAGGGGTCCAAGCCCGTCTACACCCCTCTTGGCGTGTTCATTACCGCGTGGGCCCGTGACAAGACTATCCGTGCCGCCTCAGCCAACTATGAGCGGTTCTTGTACGCAGACACGGATTCATTGCACCTCCTGGGCACCACTCCCCCGGGTAACCTGGAGGTCCATAACACCCGCCTCGGTGCTTGGAAGGTGGAGGGCACGTTCGATCGTGGTATCTTCGTGAGGGCGAAGCAATACTGCGAGGAGAGTGAGGGGTTGCCGGATACTCATATCGCGGGGCTTCCTCGGTCGTGGGCTCACAAGATCACTCCGGATGATCTTCTGTCTCCGCAGCGCTGGTATGGTAAACTGGTGCCCAAGGTGATCTCCGGTGGGACCTACTTGACGGAGACACACTTTACGTTCGCACCAGTGAAGGAGGCATGATGTCCGAGAGGATGGATACGGTTTCGTTGGCTCTTCCCAAGTGGGTTAATGAGTTCTACGAGGAGGCTCATTGGGAGGTTCGCATGAAGAAGAGCGCGTTGATGCGGGAGGTGCTGCTCGGGTATGCGAAGGCGAAGATCGCGGAGCGGTCTGAGGCGTCTCACCCCTCCCCTGGGCCGTTCGATGACTCAGACACCGAGGAGAGCTGACCGGTGACGTCGCGGGCGTATACCGCCGGATGAGACCGGGCCCGCCACACTGAGTTGGTTGCTCCGCCGGGGCTTCTCGGCAGTCTGTGATAGTATGGGCTATGAGTGGAATTACCATTCATAGCCCATACGTTTGCATGGAGGTATCATGGATTTTGAAGGTCTCCTTCAGTCTCTGATCAATCCTGGCGAGGAGGGGCCGTCGGAGACGATTTATGATGATCTCCGTGCTGCCTACAACACTGTCAAGGACAAGGCTGACAGTGCTGGAGCCAAGATCAGTGAGCTGACCGATTCCAACTCTGCTCTGTCTAAGACCGTCGACGGTCTGAAGAGCAAGAACTATGACTTGCTCGAGGCCATTGGCGCGGGCGGGGACAATGCCGGTGACGCAGAGTCGCACGGTGACGACACGAGCGATGCTGACGACGGGGACGACGGCAGCATCGCCTCCTTCTTCTCCAAGCCTAAGGAGGCCTGACCATGACACTCCCCAGCGGTCGTATTCGCGACTTCGATAACATTGAGATCTTGAACCGGATCCGCAACGACGCCACCTCCGACTATCAGCGGCGCATCCCGGCGGCTACGAAGGGCAGTGTTGCCGACGTCGTTCAGCAGCTGACGTCGTACTCTCCCCATTTCAACGAGTTCACCGACGCGCTGATCAACCGTGTCGGCACCTACATCACCCGTGACATCACGTGGAACAACCCTCTGCGGGAGTTCAAGCGGGGCATGTTGAACTTCGGTGACACGATCGAGGAGGTGCAGACGGGTCTGGTCTCCTCCTACACTTACAACTCCGAGCGCGATTACATGGAGAAGGACATCTTCGGCGCTCACAAGCCGAATGTCGCCTCTCAGTTCCACACCGTGAACCGCCAGGAGTATTACAAGATCACGGTGAACCGCGACCAGCTGCGTCGCGCGTTCCTTGACGAGTCGGGTCTGCAGAACTACCTGTCCCAGATTCTGGCGTCCCCCACCACATCCGACCAGTGGGACGAGTTCCTGCTGACCTGCTCGCTGTTCGCCGAGTACGAGAAGAATGGCGGCTTCTACCACGTGAAGGTTCCCGATCTTCGGAGTCTGACGGCGACTGAGTCGGACGCGAAGCAACTGATCAAGCGGGTCCGTGCTATGACGGACAACCTGACGTTCCTGTCCCGCCAGTACAACGCCGCCCGGATGGAGACGTTCGCCAAGCGCGAGGATCTGATCCTGATCGTCACCCCCGAGGTGAAGGCGAACATCGACGTTGAGGCTCTGGCCGCCGCGTTCAACCTCTCCCCCGTCGACATGTACGCGCGTGTCATTCCGGTCCCCGCCGAGCAGATGGGTATCGACAAGGCGCAGGCGATTCTGACGACTAAGGATTTCTTCGTCATCGCCGATAACCTCCTGGAGAACACGAGCCAGCCGAACCCGGTCTCCCTGGGCACGAACTACTTCCTCCACCACTGGGAGGTTATCAGCACGTCGTTGTTCGTTCCCGCGGTTATGTTCTGGACCGGCGACGATGACCAGAATATTCGTGTCCGTCCTGGCGCCAACCTGGCTCTGGGCGGTTACACGGCTACTCAGGGAGGCAAGCCCGTGGGTGCTGCTAACAAGGCGATTCCGGGCGGCAACGTCGAGGTGTCGTTCGCTGTGACGGGCGACAACACTGACGGCCTCGAGCTGGGTATCGACTACACCGTGTCGGGTGCGAACTCGCAGCGGACGAAGATCGACAACGAGGGCATTCTGCACCTGGGTCAGGATGAGGATGCCGACGCGGTCACTGTGACTGCCACTCTGGTCTACCGTGACAGCGCCGACGTGAAGAAGACGATCGCTTCGAAGACGGCGTCGATCGCCGTCGACAAGGCGAAGGCCGTCAAGGTCTGGCCGAAGAAGTGACACTGGCTCCTGCGTGTGGTACAGTAGTGCCGTGGGCAGGGTAGCCCGTCGGTGAGGTCCTTCCTCCTTTCTGCCTCACCGGCGATGGGCCGCCCCGGGTTGAGTTCGATCTCCCCGGGGCGGCCCTTTAACCTATGTGCTATACTCTATATATGCCTACAGCTTATGACCCGCCGGAGGATATCGGCTCGTTCGGGATGGGCTTCGACTACTCCGTCTGGTCCCCCAATACTGAGGTGTACCTGACGAACGTCGTGTGGGATCAGGAGTACCGCGACGTCGTCTGGTACGACAACTATGACGAGGCGTTCAACGCTATCGTCAACGAGTACTCCTCTCGTATTGAGGTGAAGTCCCTGACCTACTGCGCTCAGGGCGCCCCTATCAGGATTCCGATCCCGTTCTCGAAGGCGAACCAATACAACTATCTGGTGGCTCGTAACAACCGGGACGCTTATAATTCGCGGAATACATTCTTCTACTTCATCACGTCCGTCGACTACATCGCCCCTGCAACCACTCAGATCACCGTGCAGTTGGATGTGTGGCAGACGTACATGCACCAGTTCAATGTGCGCCGCTCATACTGCGAGCGCTCCCATATGGCGATCGCCGCTGAGAACGGGTGGGACTACTACGGGCAGAAGTACATGACGGTGCCCGAGGGTTTGGACTTGGGGTCCGAGTATCAGATCGTCGACGTGAACCGCAAGGTGATCGCCTCCACCCCCAGTGCAGGCAAGATCGACACCGCCAACTTCGATATCATCATCGCTTCGACGGTGGACCTCACTCAGCCCTACGGGGACGAGAAGAATCCGACGTTCACCGCGTCCAAGGGTTCTTTCGCCGAGGGCGTGCCGAACGGGACGTCCATCTATGCGATGAAGGCGGATTGGTTCCGCGTGTTCACGAACGCCATGTCTCTGGCGCCGTGGGTCTCCCAGGGCATTGTGTCCATCACCGCGATCCCGAAGGGCGTCATCAATTTCGATGAGATCAATGACTTGAAGGTGAAGCTGCCGGGCACGTCTGGAGTGGATCCGAAGGGCGGCGACACGCGCATTTCCCGTCAGGGCGCCGAGGTGTACGACTTGGAGAAGGGTCTCGGCGAGAAGGGTCTGGTGAACAACAAGACGATCCAGCTGACGGATAAGCTCCGCAAGGACAATATTCTGCCGCAGCGCTACCGCCACCTGTGGAAGTTCTGGACGAGCCCGTACCTGTTGGTGGAGGTGACCACGTTCTCGGGCACTCCCCTGCTGCTGAAGCCGGAGATGATTCAGTCTGCCGGCCTGTCGGTGACCCAGTGGTCGCACGTGGTGCCTCCGAACCCGCGCATCATGTTCACGGTGAATTCTCTGGGCCAACGGACCCGCGGTGACATGGACCAGTACAACGGGTGGTCCGAGCACTTCGATGTGATGACGGGGTTCACGAACCTGCCGACGTTCTCTCTCACGAACAACTCCTACCTGATGTTCCAGGCGCAGAACGCGCATTCTATCGCCTACCAGCATCAGAGTGCCGAGTGGTCGCAGCAGCGGGCGTTGCATGGCGCTCAGACTCAGTTCAACCAAGCCAATGCGGCTATCGCCCAGGCGGGGCAGCAGACGGCGCTGAACAACTCCTGGAACCAAGACATCGCCGGTTACAACGCTCGTATGGGGCTGCAGAAGACGGGTATTGGTGTTGGCGGCCAGGTGATCGGGTCGACCCTCATGGGGCTTGCCAATGGCGGACCCCTGGGCGCCCTGGCCGGTCTAGGGGGCTCCGCCCTGTCGGGGGCCTCCACGATGGCCCAGGCGGGTATGACGTACTCCCAGCAGGTGAACACGGCGCGCATGTCCGCTGAGCAGGCGTCCGCGCTGACGAACCTGAACCAAGGGTATATGCGCTACAACGCGGACACGAACCTGGCGTACGCCAAGTATGCCGCTAACGGTGACTACGCGAACGCGATCGCCGGTATCAACGCCCGTGTGCAGGACGCTCAGACGATCGCCCCGACGACGTCCGGCCAGGTGGGCGGTGACGCGTTCATGTTGGCGGCTGAGTCGTGGAGTATTGTGGAGCGGCTCAAGTTCATCCCTGAGGATGCGGTGCGGCGCATCGGTGAGTTCTGGCTCCGTTACGGGTACGCCATGAATAGTCCTGTGGTGCCGCCCGGCGACTTCCGGTGCATGGAGCATTTCACGTACTGGAAGATGGCGGAGATGAACATCTCGCGCAGCACGATGCCCGAGACGTTCCGTCAGACGATTAGGGGTATTTTCGAGAAGGGTGTTACCGTGTGGCACAAGGACCAGACGATGATCGGCCGCATCGACTGGGCGAACAACAAACCGCTTAAGGGGATCATATGGTGAAGCGTAACGGTGAGAGGGATTGGGTTCGCAAGGAGATCTACGAGCCCTTCGTCAACGGCGGCCATTTCAAGAACAACCCGTCGATCAACCGTGAGGCTCTGCTGGTCCGTATGTACAAGCGGATCATGTCGGAGATGTGCGTGAACCGCTTCTCCTGGTCGGGGCTCCCGGACACTGTGGACCGCCGCTACTTGGAGGCGACTCTCATGTACGACGGACTGGCGGTGTTCTATTTCGACGAGGAGTTCGACAGGTTCATGGCCCTGCGGGCTACGGGGCTCGGCCAGGTGAACATGTACGACAACCCGACCAATTTCACTGTGTATGGAAATCAAGTGTTCTCCAAGACTCTTGATTCCAGGCACTGCGTGCCGATTTGGTCCAACTACTTGAGGGAGCCGGATTGGGACATCATCGACATTTACTCGCAGAGGCTGGCGGCGTTCGACCGCACCCTCGAGGTGAACATGCTCTCAGCCCGTCACCCGTTCGTGTTCTCCGTCGATAACAACGAGTACCAGTCGTTCGTGAACGCGTTCCGCAAGGTGGCGGAAGGTCAGCCGGTCATCTTCGGGACGGAGGCCCTCTCTCCCGCTGCTCTGGCGGAAAAGGTCTCCATGTTCGACGTCGGGTTCAAGCCACACCAGATCCAAGACGTGATGGAGGCGAAGGTCAAGACGTGGAACGAGGCTCTCACCCTTCTGGGCATTATGAATGTGAACTCGGAGAAGAGGGAGCGCATGGTCGCCGAGGAGGCCAGTGGATCCTCCGGCCAGGTCCTGGCGATGCGAGCCGTCGCCATGAACGCTCGTAAGTACGCCTGCGAGCATATCAACAAGATGTACGATCTTCAGGTGGATGTGAGGTGGAATCTCGATGAGTCTCAGCCCGGTGATGCTCAGAACGCCATGCTTGCCGCGGCCGCTCTCGGGGGTATTGGCGATGCTCTTGACAAGGGGAACCCGGACCTGGGAACAACCGATCAGAAGGAGCTGAACCCGAACAATGGCTGACTACACACTTGAACTTCGCAAGGTGGTGGAGATCGTCGGTCCGCTGAACATCGGACTGAATGAATACCCCATCTTCGACGAGTCGTATAGGGATTCGTTGAACCAAAAGATCCTGGATCACTACTGGTACAACGAGATTGCGCATGAGAGTATTGACATGTTCATCCACCAGTTGAAGGTGAAGATGAACGAGATCATGCCGTTCTACAATCAACTGTACGAGTCGGAGCTCATCGATTTCGACCCGATGGTGACCCACGACGTGCATTCGACGGGGGACTCGACGCAGGACACGACTCAGGACACGCACACGAAGCAAACCGCCGAGCAGACACTCTCCTCGGATTCTCGCGTCTCCTCGTCGGAGGAGTCGAAGGCTCGCACCGTGCAGTCTCAGATGCCGCAGACGCGACTGTCCGGGCATGACGACTATGCGACTGCTGCTAACGATACGTCGTCGAAGGGTTCCGGACAGAACCATAGCAATTCTGCAACGCAGGATCAGCAGAAGCGGTCCTCCGACACTGCGTCGACTATGGGAACAAAGGCGGGGAATGTCACTCGCTCGTGGGGGTATAATACTCCTAAGGCCGACCTCCTCCAGAAATGGCGCGAAACCTTCCTCAACATTGACATGTCCGTTATCTCGGAGCTGGGAGGGCTTTTCATGCAGATCCGATCTTCAGGAGACGAGTACGTGAACGGATGGGGCTATGGACTATATTGATAACAAGTATCAGCTGACCCCGGGAGACTACAGGGTCACGAACGTCACACCGTTCACCTACCGTGACGGATACACCTACCTCCAGCTCATGGAGGAGATGCGCTCGTGGGTGGGTGAAGGGCTGGTCAACCAATTCTCCGCGAAGATGGAAGGGTTGGCCTCCGACTACAACCAAGCCGTCTCCAGACTCCTGGTCGACGTGCGCAAGGAGATGGAGGGCTACCACGCCCTCCCCTCCCAGGTTCGCGAGATGCTGTCGGCCGCCATCGCCAAGTACGACGACGAGTTCAACACGTTCGAGAACGACCTCAAGGCGCTCGTCAAGAAGCACTTCGAGTCGGATGAGGCGCATGTCTTCAACTGGCTTCGAGGGGAGAGCTCCACCCTCCAGGAGCTCATCAACGACATGCATAACCGGTACACGGTCGGCGGTCTCCTCGCCGAGGACTTCAGCCAGCTGGGCCTCACGGCCCAGGAGCTGGAGGACGCGCCGCTGACGATCTCCGAACTGGAGACGATCGGCAAGTACGTGATGCCGGCACTGTCCCCTAACTACGGGTTCTCCCCGGTGACGGGGCAGTACAAGCGTGTCATAGACATCGTCTACGACGTCTACGAGGCTCAGTTCAAGGGTGGTGACCAGATCACCTCCAAGGACCTGAACTACATCGATAACCTGAACATCCCAGACCTCCAGCGCATGGTGGTCTCCTGACAGAGAGGCAGGCTCAATATGCCCGCAACCAACAAGACTGAGAACTTCAACCTGCCGCTCTACGTGGCATCCGACCACTTCAGTGTGCTGGGCGACTTCAACTCCGCCATGAAGGAGATCGACAAGGGTCTCGGCGGTGCCACTGTCACCGCGAAGGCCGCGTCCCGTGACGCGACCAGCGCCCTGACGACGGCGAACGCCGCGTCTGATGATGCTCACGGCGCCCGTGAGGCCGCGCAGTCGACCCTGTCCGTCTCCTCGCAGGCGAAGGCCGATGCGACCCGCGCCTTCGACATGGCGACGAAGGCGACCACCGCCTCGGAGACCGCCAACACGAGTGCCATCGAGGCGAACAAGGTCGCCTCCTCGGCGGCCGCCAGGGCCAAGGAGGCGCGCGACCGCGCTGACGCCGCACTGGACACCGCTAACGCCGCCAACACGGCTTCTATTGACGCTAAGACGACCGCTAACGCCATCTCCGGTCAGGCGGTTCAGGCGACCCAGGCCGCTAACAGGGTCGGCGCCCTGCACAAGCGGTTCAAGGAGGTCACCGCCGGGTCCGGTGACAGGACCCTGAGCACTCCTGAGGAGCGACCCGTCACGGTCATGGAGTTCGACCTGGACTTCGACGCCGACGACGTGTGGATCATCGTGGCGATCATGCGTCACACCGTCCACAACGTTCAGGACACTCACTTCGACATTCGTGTCACCGGCCCGAAGGGCCAGCGCCGTTGGAGTTCCTTCGTCGCCGGCTACGGCCCGTGGCCCGAGGCGATGGTCTACTCGCAGGGCACCGGTATCTTCGAAGCCTTCGAGGGCCCCGGCCGGTACCACATCGAGACCGTGTTCCTGACTGACAAGAACCACAGCACCCGGTTCGACCTGTCGAACTGCATGATGCGGGCTCACTGATCTGAGTCGCACCACCGCGGGGCGTCGGGTGATCCTCGGCGCCCCGCACCATATAGGAGGAACTTATGGCATGGGATGACAAACATAAGGCGTGCATCATCGCGACCCTGGCGACCGTGGAGGCGGGGTTCAACTACGGGATCATCACCGCTCCGGACACACTGAGCCTGGGTATCGGACAGTGGACGCAGGGGCGCGCCTACGACCTCCTGCAGCAGTTCCCCGACAAGAATGTGTTCGGTCCCACGATCCGTTCCTGGCTGGCCGCCGGGAAGGGGACGTGGACGATGGCCCGCAAGTATCAGAGCTTGGGCGGAACTGATAGGCAGAAGCTATCGGCGGCCCTTGCTTCAGAAGAAGGCAAGAAGATTCAAAACAACCAAATGCGCAAGGACCTGGAGGGTGAGTACATCCCCAGGCTCAAAGCCATCGGACTGGACTCGGAGAAATACACCGAAGCCGGCATGCTCCTCATCGTCGTCATGCACCGATGGGGTAACTATGCGCGCATCCTCAACAGGTTGGTGGCCTCCGCCGGAAGTGCGCCCACCCTCGACTCCATGGCCAACGCCATCAAAGCCTCGGGTGAGTGGTACGCCGTCGGGCAGAGGTACGTCATCGCCTACCGGATGATCAAGAACCTCGACACCAAGGGCATCACCCTGGCTCCCGGCGACTCCGGTGGTGACAACTCCAAGGACGGGGAGGATAAGGCCAAGGAGGAGAAGAAGATCAAACACGCCCGAACGGACGGCTCAGGCGTGTTGCGCATCTACATGTCGGACGGCTCCAACGCCGCCGCCTACCCCACCGTGGGAGGCTTCTGGAAAGCCAACGGGGCCGACCAGAAGTCCGACGACGGAGACGACAAGAAGGGCGACGACGGCGGCGGGGGCGGCGGGGGTGACACCGGCAAGATCGGCGAGATGACCAAGCTGGCCAAAGCCTCCATCGGTAAGTACGTCTACCACCAGTGGTACGAGCCGCGGCTGCACCCAGACAGGTCGGGCGTCACCGACTGCTCGGGGTTCGTATGGTGGCTGTACAATAAGGTTATGGGCATGGACATCGGCAAGGGCGGCACCACCGTGCTCATGTCCCAGGGCGGCAAGGTCATCGCCGAAGGCGGCGGCCGGTTCAACGCCACCAGCCAAATCAAGGAAGGCGACCTCATCGTCTGCCGATGGTATTCCGGAGGCGGACACGTCGAATACTGCTGCGAGACGGGGAAGGACACCATCATCGGACAGCGAGGCCCCGATGGGGTGCGCGGCCCCGCCTACGGGCACGCCACGTCCCTGTTCGGCGGGTGCAGGTGGAAGCTGAAACGATATGTCTAAGAAGTTCGACTACTACTCGTTCGACAAGATCCTCTCCCGCAACGCCATGTTCAACATGGTCATGGGAGCTCGTGGTGTCGGCAAGTCTTACGGGGCCAAGAAGTATGTGCTCAAGAGAGCCGTGGAGCGCGGGGAGCAGTTCATCTACCTACGCCGGTACAAGACGGAGCTGAAAACCCGCGGGAGCTTCGTGGCGGACGTGGCCCACGAGTTCCCCGACCAGGAGTTCGAGATCCGCAGCGGTGTTCTCTGTTGGCGCAACAAGGGCGAGGACAAGGACGCGTGGCGCACCGCCGGTTACTTCCTGGCACTGTCCACCTCAGCTCAGCACAAGAGCACACCGTACCCGAAGGTGACCACCATCATCTTCGACGAGTTCATCATCGAGACGGGGACGATTCACTACCTGAAGGATGAGGTCAAGGCGCTCCTGGATTTCTATTCCACGGTGGACAGGTATCAGGACCGGACGCGTGTTCTCATGCTGTCCAACGCGATCAGCATTATGAACCCCTACTTCATCAAGTGGCACATCACTCCGACGCCGGGCAAGGAGTTCATCACCTACGGGGACGGGTTCGTCGCAGCACAGTTCGTGGACTCGAAGCGCTTCGCCTCGCAGGTGGCCACCACCAGATTCGGCAAGTTCGTTACCGACTTCGATGAGGAGTACGCCGACTACTCGATCGACAACAGCTTCTCCGACAACACTGGGCAGTTCGTGCAGAAGAAGACGGGGACTGCCAAGTACTTGTTCACCGTCAAGACGGACCTGGGCGTGTTCTCGCTGTGGATGGACTGGGGGACACTGTTCTGCCAGCAGAAACGCCCCCGAGTCGAGAAGGTGTATAATACCAATAAGATGGCTCTCCGGGAGGGTGAAGTGCTTATGAGTTACAGCGACAAGATCGCAGAAATGCTCAGAGGCTCCTACCGTAAAGGTCGAGTCTTCTTCGACTCCCCGCAGTCACGCAATGCATTCGCCGAGATATTCGTGAGGTGATCAATGGAGCACGGGATGGGGTTCTTCATAGACCTGCAGAGTCTCATCACAGCACTCACGTCGTTCTTCACCATCGGGGGATTCGCGGCGTGGGTCAATTCGAGGATGAAAAGACTCAACAATCTTCTTGACGACTGGAACGGCGTCCCCGCAAGACCGGGGGTTCCCAGACGGCCAGGTGTCATGGAGCGGCTCGAAAAGATCGAGTCGAAGATCGACAAACAACGTGAGGAGAACTGCTATGACCGCACTCAAAGGATTGGTTGACCCTAAGGTCCGCCAGTACCTGTACAGGGTCGCTATCGCCGGCTGCGGCGTTCTCGCCGTCAAGGGCGTCCTGACCAAGGACGTCATCGACGTCATCACCCCGTTCCTGGCGGCCCTGTTCGCCGTCGCGGACGCCAACGTGGAGACCTCCCAGGAGGGCTGACATGAGCCTTCAGTCGGACGCCTCTCAGATCGCATGGGACATTACGCAGAACCCGTGCGTGGGCTACTCGCAGCCCGAGCGCCTGACGATCTGGAACCTCCCGTCCCCCACCTCCCAGGCGGTCAACGTCAACGTCGACTGCTCCGAGTTGGTGGTGTATTGCTTCAACAAAGCCGGTCTGCCGGACCCGTTGCCCAAGTCCATGTGGACCGGCAACGAGGTCGCGTGCATGACCGAGCGCGGCTTCACCGCCGAGGAGTGGTACCCGGGCATGCCCGTCGAAGACGGGGACGTTCTGCGATCCGACGGGCACACGGCCATCGTGTGCAACGGATGGATCTGCGAGGCTTGGATCAGCGAGTTCGGCGATATCGACGGATACGCCGGAGACCAGACCGGTGGTGAGGTCAGGTGCGCATGCTCGTACCTGAACCACCCCCTCACCATCGGAGCCCAGTGGACGCACCGGATCAGATACGACGGTTCCTACTACGCAGAGGATGATCTCGATATGTCGGAGAACACCGATCTCCTGAGGGAGATCCGCGACAGGCTCGTTGAGGTTTCCGACCAGACTGGCGCCGGCATCGCCGGCCGCCGCTGGGACGGCCCCATCGTCAGCCAGCTCAAGGACGCCAACTCCACCCTGAGCAGCCTCGTCGACACGTTCAGCCCCGGTAAGGAGGGCGTCAGGAATCCTGGCTCCGCCTTCTACCTGCTGTTCCAGATCAGCGACGGCATTCAGAAGGTTGCCAAGAAGCTCGCCGGGGGTGACAAGTAACCATGAGCGCGATCCTGACCGGCCGCCTCACCGACGCGGCCGGTCGGGACGCCGCCGGCACTCTGACGGTGGCGCCCGACCCACGAGTGGTGACGACCGCGGCCGGCGTCATCGTCAAACCCTTCACCGTGGACGTGGAGGGACAATTCAGCGTACCCGTGGAGATCGCGGGACCGTACACGAACCCGCCGGAGCCGTGGACGCACCACATTCTCCTCAAGCGGGGAAGGGTGAAGGTCCTCGACCTGCACGCGCCTCTCCACGACGGCACCAACCTGCTCTCGCAGCTCGTCGCCCACGAGCCCGTCTCGCCGCTGCACACGACGCAGATCGAGATCGACGTCGCCAAGGCGCGCGACCAGATGATGAAGATCAGGGACGACATCGCTAAGGGTATGATTCGCGGGCCCGTCGGCCCTCAGGGACCCAAAGGTCCCGTCGGCGACCCCGGCCCTGAAGGGCCTAAGGGTGAACGCGGCAACCGCGGGCCTTCCGGGCCTCGCGGCGACGTGGGGCTCCGCGGTCCCGAGGGTCTGCCCGGCCCCACCGGTAAGGATGGGCAGCGGGGTCTGCCCGGCCCCAAGGGCGAACCCGGCCCCATCGGACCCAAGGGGGAGAAGGGTGAACGGGGAGTATCGGGAAGCACTGGGCCTGCAGGACCCATGGGCCCGCAGGGGGCGACCGGGGCTAAAGGCGACCCTGGTGCGAAAGGTCCCCAGGGCCCCATCGGTCTCACTGGACCAGCAGGGCCGGCCGGTCCCAAGGGCGATCCTGGCCCTGCCGGCCCCGCGGGCAGCGGAGTGGACCCGCTCGACGACTACTGGAAGATGTCGAGCAATTGGTGGACCGGGTCGGCTCTGAAAGTCGTCGGAAGCTCCCTGATCGCTTCCAAGTCGGAGGACAGGAACTACGACGCCAACATGGCTAAGGGCCCCCGTTTCACCGGGCCCCAGGGATGCTCGTACCGGATCACCGGACTGGCCGTGGCGCAGGGCGCCAGCAAGATCAGGTTCACCATGTCCTACTACACGATCGCCGACAACAAGTGGCGGGATAACGTGTACGCGGACACGATCGATATTCCCGGCAACTCTCAGCCGTACCCGGTCGACGTCCGCGTGTCGGTGCCGTACAAACCCGGCACGAACCTGCAGTTCATTGCTAATATTCGTACTGTGGAGGGGTGCACCCTCTCCAACTGCGTGGCCTACGCCGACACGCAGTTCGACAGCGTTGCAGCCAACATGAAGCGCAGCGCCGACGCCGTCACAGACCTGACCGGGCGCATGACGACCATCGAAGGGTCATCGCGCACCAATGCCAAAGCCGCCGCCGACGCCAAAGCCGCCGCTGATAGCGTGCAGGCCATCGCACAGGCAGCGCAACGAGACGGCCAGGCACTGGGCGCGAAGATCACCGCCCTCGAAGAAACTGGCCGCAACATTCAAGGGATGATCCAACGCGACAGGGAAGCCCTGGCTGAAGTGCGCGTCATCGGGATCAATGCGCACAGTGCTGCCGACCAGGCGAACGTTAAAGCGGCCGACGCGGCGAACAACCTCCTCGCGCTGCAGAAGCAAATCGAGAACGTCAAGAAAGACCAGGCGGCAATCCAAACCAAAGCCGATCTCGCCGTCGCCACAGTCAAGAAGATCGAGAACATCAAAGCCTACGCCGAAGTCAACATCTGGTCCCCGACCAGCATATTCCTCGACCCCGACAGCTCAATGAAAGGGTACGAGGAATACGGCTCCAAGAACCTCGACCACTCCGTCGACCAGGCGTACACGCAGGTCATCGACACACGCGAAGGCGCCGAATGGTGGTGGACGTGGAACGTCTGCGGAAAAGTCGCGCTCTGGCAATTCTCATGGATGGTCTGGGCCGGCGCCGACACATGGGTGCAGCCATACTTCCAGCTCCACAACTCCACGGACATGACATGGGGCGACAAGATATGGTTCCCCAGGCAGGAGATCGCCAAAGGCGCCTACCGATTCGCCCTCTGGAGCAAAGACGTCCCCGACTACGACGACACCAAATGGGACGGCGTCTGCGTCGGCGCTCAGATGAAAGGCGGCATCCGACACTGGACCCGATTCCCCAAGGCCCGGTTCTACATGCCCTACGACGCCATCCGCACCGGAGTGTGAGGCCGTAGGAGGCCCGTATAGGGCACAGAAAAGCTCCCCCAGTACGTTGTACCGGGGGAGCTCTTCTAGGCGCTCAGGAGGGCTTACACGAGGCTGTAGGAGTAGATGGAAGCCAGCACGCCCAGCGCCTCGTCCGTCCGACGGAACGTGCTGTAGTCACCAGGAGTGTCCACCATCCACAAGCACCCCGCCTGACGCTTCGCATTCACCTGCAACGTCACCACACTATCCCGGAACACAACAGCGCTATTCACGACGTCGATCACCGGAGCACCGCCGAAACGCTCCTTGATAGCGTAAGCCATCTCCTTCAAATGCATGAACTTAGTCATCGTAATCTCCTTCATATGGGTGCATGTACTGGGGAACCGTATTCGGAAGCATACCGTACTCGGACTCAACCCAACGGTACGCGCCGTCCTGCGTAGTCGTCTTGTCTCCCGTATGAGCCTGAATATCCCAATCCTCGGGGCCGTTCACTCGAACCCTGTTGCCGTCGAAGAACACGGAGCAGGAATCGAAATCGACCTGGAACCCGTCGAGCTCCTTCAACGGCTGGAAGGACTCGATGAAGATATTCAGCTCCTCCCACGGGTCGTAATCCATCAGAGCTCCTCCCGCCAATCTGAAAGCACTGACTGGAAGTAGGAATCCAAATCCACCACCAAATGAGTACTGTGCCCCGGGTCGTCCACAAGGTATGTGACCAGGTGGCCACTCTCCATCACAGGATCGACGATATAGTCACCAAGATACACGAGGTAGTCCTCATAGTCGACCCTGACCGGCAAATCATCCCCCGAGTAGAACTCGCAGATCTTGACTGTGTCATCGAAAACTGAACCGACACACATCAGTGCTCACCTCCGGGAGCCGCCTTGTTGATGAAATCAACGAAACTCTGATCATACTGGACACCAGTCTGATGCTGCACATTCTCGAGCTGAGACACCATGTGGTTGTAACGCTCGACCTCCATGCGAGCCTCGTAACGCATACCGCACCAGAACGCAGCCAGCATGCAGAGGATGATGAGCAGAAACTCGATGAACCTGTCCATGATCAACTCTCCCTTCCTGTGAACATGAACACTATATCATTGAAAGTCAACATTGTGCCGACCTGACCGGCGATCTCGACATAGAACTTGCCGGGTCCGTCGGCTCCTTCCAGATCACCGTGCCGCCGGAGTAATTGCAAGTAAGAAACTTATCATCACAATGACTAACAGAACTGTTCGCCAGAGCGACGGCGACAACCATCGGCCAATCATCACTGAGGGTGAATCGAGTCTTCATACGGAGTAATGTCCTTCATCTTCAAGTAGACGAACACGGGCTGAATCTCATCATCTGCAACGATCCACAAGTAATCCTTCACCAACTGAATGCACTCATGCAGGTCGCAGTTCAACTGACCCTTGTTCAACGGCATCGTCGACGCAGCGGAGATGTTCGCGGTGATCTCATGGAACTGGATCAACGTCTCACGGTTCTGCACGATCGTCTCGGCCAGCAGCACACGGTGGGCTGCGTAATCGGGCAGCTCCTCGGTGAAGACGAGGGCAAGGCCCTGGGTGACTTTCGATCCGCTCATCGTCAATGCCTTTCAGTAGTATCGATCCATACAGTGACTGGGAACGCCTCGCGAGGGGACACCTTGCACGGGCGGTCTTCATTAAGACTAAGTATACCCCTGTTGGATTCGAGGTTGAGGTGTCTGTCGTGCACGGCCCAGTTCTCAAACCATTGGCCACAGTGTTCGCACCTTATCAGCGCCTTGTTCATCCTGAAGCGCTCTGAGTGCAACGGCTTGGTCATGACATTCTCCTTTCAATAAAAGAAGCGAATCCAGCAGCCCACATGCCGAAACTGAACGGAACGGACACCATTTGGCCATGCTCATCGGTAATGACGGCACGATCGCGATAAACGGACACATTGTGAGTTCTGGTGGCCATCGAGACACAAGCCGGATCAGGCGACGAAATCTGATGGCCACCCATCGAATTGCAAAGGCGCCTTACGATGCCTCGTTGCTCATCCCGCCTCAGGCCGAATGCCGTGTGTGGTTTCATAATCGGTAGCTCCTTCCTCGTTTGCTTGTGGGATCAGTATAGCACATGGGCGAGGAGAGCAGCCAACGGTGGGTTGTGTG